CTTGTGTGACCGACACGGAGTTAGGGCCGTGGCCAAAGGTATGAATCAACGGCAACGCGCGGCGACACTCGTCCATAAGTTCTCAATGTTTAACAACCCAGTTTGTTTCTCCATCGATTGTTCAAGATGGGACAAGCACGTTTCACCTGAAGTGCTTGGTGTGGAGCACTCTTTCTATAAGATGTTGCTTCCACAACACCCCGAGTTTGACCGGTTGCTATCATGGCAAGCTCGAAATCGGTGTAGAACGAAGGGGGGAGTTAAATATGAGGTTGAGGGTGGTAGAATGTCAGGAGACATAAATACTGCTCTCGGCAACTGTCTTTTGATGGTTATTATGGCGAGAGCCGCAATGAGATCAATGCGCATAAAGCACTATCAGTTGCTGGATGACGGAGACGATTGTCTGGTGTTGGTTGAAGAGGAAGACTTTGTTACAGTTAGTGAGCAACTGCAACAAAAATTCTTGGAATATGGACAGGAGCTCAAGATTGAAAATGTGGCTCGTGAGATCCATGACGTGATATTCTGCCAGAGTAAGATCGTTTTTGACGGACATGATTACCTCTTTGTCCGTGACTGGCGGAAAGTTTTATCACACGCCTGCTGTGGCACAAAGCACTGGAATGAACCACCACTGGTGCGCCCGATGATGGGTCTGGTTGGTAGTTGTGAACTTGCTTTATGCAAGGGCATACCTATCCTTCAAGCATTTGCGGAGGCCCTTATCCGCAATTCCATGGGAAAGATAGCATCCATGTTGAACTTGGAGACCGGGCTTGCTTATCGGGTAAAAGCTGAGTATGGCGTAGATGTGGATATTAAGAAGGAGGCCACATCTGTCGAAATCACTGACGAGGCCAGGAATTCCTTTGAGAAGAGTTTTGGAGTACCTGACTGGGAGCAGAGAGCTATAGAGGATATCTTGAGCAGGTGGACCATCTCATCGGTCGAGACAACAACCGTTCCGATAGAGTGGGATCACCGGTGGACAGACGATCGTTCACTTCTTGTTCACATTCCTCAAATATACTAACATGGATAGGTTGGGGAACCGAAAGCCCTCATCTAACATGCTGATGATTTGGGGGTTTCCATCAAAACAAGTAGGCAGGCTCTGCAAAGTCTTCTTTTCCAACCGAAGTGGCGGTGAGGTGATGTGTCAAAAGTAGTGGTACAAGTTCCATCTGGGCCTTGGCACATCGAACA